GACCACTAAACCAGCTGCAACGGTAAGCAGGTATTGAATCCTGCCACCGCCACCCTTTTTTTTTACAACGAACATACGGAATACTGATATGACTATGAAAAGATACATCGGAACAAAACAGATTAATGCAACCCCAATGAACCGTTTGGCGTACAATGTCCTGCGAGATTGGGAGCTGCCCGACGACGAGGATGGTACAGATGAGGGCTACCTTGTTGAGTATATAGGCGGGGGAAACCCTAACATGGAAGGTGAGTACGAGGGTTACGTTAGCTGGTCGCCAAAAGAGCAGTTCGAGGCGGCATATCGTGTCACGGGCGGCTTAACCTTTGGGCTGGCTGTCGAGGCAGGAAAATCGTTTGGCAAGACTATCGCTCGCGCGGGATGGAACGGGAAAGGGATGAGTGTGCGGGTAGTTGGTGGCTTCACATGCGTTCTCACTACTGAGGGTGAGCTTATCGGCGGTGTTGCCCCCTTCCTCTTTGAGCAGGATCCGCTATATGATGTCACGCGTATGCCTTATCTTGAAATGACAGCGCCAGACGGCAGTATTGTTACGGGCTGGCTTGCCTCACAAACTGATATACTTGCGGAAGACTGGTGTATTGTCAAATAACCACCAATTAACACGGCAAGGCACTTGGCATTGGTGAGCCTCGGGGACTGTAAATCCCTCGTCTTAGGACTGTGCAGGTTCGACTCCTGCCCTTGCCACCAAAATACCTGCCGACTTTCCTTTCAAGGCTAGTGCGTCGGTCTAAATAATTGTTGCTATGTGTTCATAACGGTAGAGTTGGCGGGTCGTGTTCGAGTCATTAAGGCCGTAAAGCAATTAGAGGCGCACGTTTAATTTAATGGGGGCGAGATGATGGGCAGGAAACCAAACGAAATACTCAATGACTTGCGCGTATCGCTTGAAGTGGCGGACGATACAGGTGTGCTACTGAAGGGGTCAATACTCAGAGAAGTGGTGAATGCGCTGCGTGATGTTGAGCCGTTAATCGATGTCAGATAATCCCACAGGTGATGAGATTATTGCAAAATTCAGAAAGTGTGTTACAATGGAACAACTTGAACACACCGGGCGAAGCTGTGCAGATGAGTCAAAGGCTCTCTTGTTGACGGATGACGGTGTATATTATAGGTGGGTAAAGAATGCTTACTCATACTACCGCACGCAATTAAGAGGCTACTGATATGAAAGAATCCAGCTATAAAAAAGAATATGATGAAGCAATTATAAAATACTTCAAAGATGCCAAGGAGTTGTTTCAAGATGTAGATCCTAATGTTCGGGCCACGGCTCTGTATCCCACGTTTCCGATGTGTGCGGTTGAGGTTTGCGGTGTAACTCAGCGCACGTTGCAGAATTGGAAGGAGACGCATACCTCGTTTGGTGAGGCGTATGCCCAGTGCTTAGCGATTCAAGAACATTTATTGATTCAAAATGGCTTAACAGGTAAGTTTAAAGCGGCAATCGCTAAAATGCTGCTGGTTAAGCACGGTTATTCCGATCAAGTGACGCAGATCGTAAAGGACGAAACCGTTCGTTTGTCGGATTCAGAACTACAAGCTGCCGCCAATGAATTGCTGAATAAGGCGCGGGCACTAAGCGAAGGTAAATAGGTTGCGATGGATATAGCCGGCTTACCTAAAGACGAGCAGGATGAGTTAATCCACATCCTCAAAGAGCTGCATGTTCGCAAGGCGGCGCGCAACCTCACTGAGTTTTGTAGGCAGGTTGAGATACCCGGTGTTCCTATTCCTGCGCCCGAAGATGGGGAGATGTTCCCCTATAACAACATCCCCGCAGCGCACCATGAGCTTATCTTGACGGCGCTACAGAATGCTTGCGACGGCATCGGGCCTAGAAACGTGATGATCTTCATGCCGCCGGGGGCAGCAAAATCGACTTATGGATCGGTTGCGTTTCCTGCTTGGTATGCTGGGCGGTATCCAAACAGGAATATTATTTCTACGACATACAACAGTTCGTTCTCTCAAAAAAATGCGCGCAAGGTTCGGGCGCTATGCTCTAGCCCCGAGTTTCAGAAGATTTTTAATACTGAATTGAATAAGGAAAATGCGGCTGTACTTGACTGGTCGCTGAACAACGGCTCTACATATATGGGTGGTGGCGTGATGTCGGGCATTACGGGTAACCGTGCAGACTGTTTGCCAGCAGGAACGCTAGTTGAAACGGATAAGGGTGACGTTCCTATAGAGAAAGTCGTTGATAGTATTGGTGATTACAAGGTGTTATCATATAATCATTCACTGGACACGGAGGAGTATAGGTCTATAATCGCCTCAAAGACTGGATGTAACGAGGAACTTTATGAGATACACACTATTGACGGGCATACCTTGTGCTGCACAGGAGGCCATAAAGTCTTCGTGCAGGGGCGAGGATATATCAAAGCTTCTGAACTCACACGGGATAGCAGAATACTTTACTCCAATAGGCAAGAGGGCGTATCTGGCGAATATGATATGCAACGTTTGCGCGGTGGAGTTCCGGCGGTCGAATCTTCATGTTCATCATATCGACGAGGATCAGCGCAACAACATTCCGGGCAATTTGATAACGCTATGTATCAAGTGCCACAAGTATGCTCACGCCCAGCTACTCAAAAACAATTTGGAGCAATCAAATCAATTAAGAGAGTTAGCCATCCGGCGCACAAAGTTTATGACATTCAAGTAGAGGATAACCACAACTTCTTTGCCAATGGTATTCTTGTTCATAATTGCCTAATAGTAGATGATCCCCTGAAGACAAGGGAGCAGGCTGAGTCAAAGATTATACGTGACAAACTGTGGTGTGAGTATGTTGATTCGCTCTTAACGCGGATGAAGCCTGACGGTATAAAAGTTATTATCATGACTCGCTGGCATCAGGATGATTTGGCTGGTCGTATTCTTCCCTCGGATTGGAGTGGTGAGAGCGGTGTCGTGCGTGATCGTGAAGACAGTGAGGATTGGAATGTTATTTGTTTGCCAGCGCAGTGTGATCGTGATGATGATCCGTTAGGGCGAAAAATTGGCGACTTCTTGTGGTCAACATGGTTTACTGATTGGGCTAAGCGTAAAATACAAGCGGGAGCTCGGTCATGGAACTCGATGTTCCAGCAAAAGCCCGTATCGGATGAGGGGAATATCCTGCGTAAAGAGTGGTGGCAGCGTTGGCCTCAAGCTACGCCACCGCCCTGTGAAATGATATTTCAAAGTTATGACACGGCGTTCACAGAAAAGGACACGGCAGATTTTACAGGTCGAACCACGTGGGGTTTGTTTAAATACACGGCTCATGGTTATGAGCGATATGGATTGATATTGCTTGATAGGCTTGAGGAGCGTCTTGATTTTCCCAAGCTTCGTGATGAGGTTAAGTCTAGTGCTGAAAAATTCAAGCCGGACTTGATATTGATTGAGAATAAAGGCTCCGGTATGAGTCTTGGGCAAGAATTAACCAAGGTCACGCAGCTACCCATCAAGATGATTGATGTTAAAATGGATAAGATAACGCGGGCAAGCCTTGCCTCGAGTTATCTTGAGGGTGGCGCGGTATGGTATATGGACAAGCCGTTTGCTCAAGATGTTATCAACAATTGTGCTGCATTTCCTTATGGGGCGCATGATGATTTGGCGGATACCTGCACCCAAATATGGAATTGGTGCAGAAAGAAATATATCCTTGGTGTTGAGTGTGACGAGGACATCGTGCCAGAGCGCCCAAGTAAACCACGCAAGTTTTATGGGGCGTGAAATAATAGGCATTGAAAAACATGAATTTTGTTGTTAACATAGGCGAGTAAAACAAACGAGGTATCTCATGCAAGTTATAAAAAACAAGAAAGGTCTTCACGTCACTGTAGGCGAAAACATTCATTTCTCCCGTATTGATGGTGACGTATTTATTCGCCAGACTGCAACGGATAATGCTGAAAGTCGCGAGTTATTCCGACTTGACTTGACGGTTGAGGAATTTGTAGCTGCTGCTGATGAGCTGACTACGTTTGATAATTCAACTGGCACTGAGTCGTGGACTGAGATTCTAAAGGCTGAGCGTGAAGTTGTTAAGCCTGTTGTCGCCACACCTGCCAAGAAGAAAAACAAGAAGAGTAAGCCCCTCTCTGAATAAAACATAGCAAATAAGACCATAACAACCCATTAAAGGAATGGTTGGGATGGCAGAAGAACTTGAATACACGGTTGATATTAACGATGACGGCGCTGATTTCCGTTTTGAAGATGAGATCGAGGAAGAAGAAGTCGATGAGGAAGATGATTCCCGCGATGACGACGACGACTTCCATGCAAACCTTGCTGAGTTTATTGATGATGAGGTCTACCTTAGTGGTATGGCCGATGATATTATTCAAAAGGTTGAGGCTGACATCGAAAGTCGCAAGCCTTGGCTGGAGAGTTACGACAAGGGGCTTAAATCTCTTGGTCTTAGTCCCGCTATCGATGACTGCCTCCCGTTCGAGGGGGCTGCTAACGTAACATATCCACTATTGATGGACGCGTGTGTTCAGTTCCAAGCTCGTGCGTTCGGCGAACTACTTCCGTCTTCTGGCCCAGTGAAGACTATTGCCCTTGGTGAAACCACTGAGGAGCGTAAGGAGCAGGGAGAGCGTGTTGCCAATTACATGAACTACCAGCTTACGGAAGAGGATAAGTCTTACTTTCCTGAGACAGATGATTTACTCATGCGCCTGCCTATGGCGGGTAGTCAGTTCCGTAAGACTTATCCCGATTACCGTCAAGACACTGTAACGAGCAAACTGATCGGCGTTGCTGATTTTATTGTTCCCTACACTGCATCATGCCTAGAAGATTCCAGCCGATACACACACCGATTCTATGAGTCGCATAATGAGGTGAAGAAGCTTACGCACATGGGGCTATACCGTGAGTGTGATCTTGAAATCCCTGTTGAGAATAATGATGAGAACACGGATGGTGAGGACAAGATCGACGGAAAGGATCGTGTGCTTGCTGAGGGTGATGATCGCCATGAGATGTATGAAACGTGCATTGATCTTGATATGCGCGGCTATGAGGACGAAGATGAGGACGGTGAGGAGACTGGTATTGCTCTACCATACACCGTTATTATTGAAGTTCAGAGTCGTAAAGTTTTATCCGTTCGCCGTAACTGGGCAGAAGACGATGAACTGAAACGCACGATTCATGATGTTACCCATTTTAAATATATGCCGGGCTTTGGTTTTTATGGTCATGGACTGTATCATCTTGTCGGTGGACTGAGTGATGCCGCTACTGGTGCTTTACGTGCACTGCTCGATTCTGCGGCGTTCTCCTCGTTGCAAGGCGGGTTTATGTCTAAGGATGTAAGCGCGGCTGTGGCTGGAGATATGACGCTCTCGCCGGGCGTATGGAAAGACATTGGCCTAACTCACGACGAGTTGCAAAAGGCATTTTACACACCTCCATTTAAGCCAACCCCTCCTGCGTTGTTTAGTATCATCGAGTTCCTTGCGGGTGCTGGTGAGAAATCTGCATCACTTACTGAGGCCATGATTGGCACGGGTGGGGCTAACACACCTGTTGGCACTGAGTTGGCGCGTATCGAGCAGGGCAGCAAGGTTCAGACAGGTATCCACAAGCGGTTACATCGTGCGTTTGGTGAAGAATTTAAAATTCGTGCGCGTTTGAATGGTGCATGGATGGGCGACAAGGAATATCCGTATGCTGTAGAGGGTGCAGATCGATTTATTCGCGGTACTGATTTCGATGATCGCATTGATATTATCCCTGTAAGTGATCCCAATGTTGCGAGTGCATCGTTGCGTATTGCCAAGGCTCAATCGGTATTCCAGCAGGCGCAAGCGAACCCTGAGCTGTACGATATTTTTGAAGTGCATAAGCAGATGCTTGAGGCGCAGGGTATTGATAATATCGATAACATCCTGCCAAATCAAACTGAGCTGCCACGTCTCGATGTTATCTCCCAGATTCAAGCTATTATGATGCAGCGTGATGTGAAGGCATATCCTGAGCAGGATCACACGGCGCACATTTCGGTTATCTCTGCGTTCATGGAGCATCCGGGCTTCGGTGGCGATGAATACATCAAGCAGCTCGTTATGCCGCGTATGCTGGCGTTACTGGCCCAGCACAAAGCATATGAGTTTGGGCAGATCATGGGGCAAAGTGGAGCGCAAGTCGCAATGGTTGATTTATCAGCACGACGCGGCTCGTCGATTCTGGTTGAAGATATGGATGTTGAAACCGAAACGGCAATCACATCATCAGCAATGCAGGCGGTTGAGGAATTTAAACAGGCGGAGGCATCCAAAATATCGCAAGGTGGTGGTGACGAGAAATCCCCTGAGCAAATGAAAGTTGAGGCTGATATTGCCACTAAGCAAGCGCTGACTGAGGCTGATATTGCGGGCAATCAGGCGAAGATGCAGTCTGACATGCAAGGCAAGCAGGCGATGTCTCAGGCAGATATTGCGATGAAGCAAGAGTCCTCCAAGGCAGAACAAGAGCGCAAGGATTACGAGCTTGAGCGTGCGGAGAATCGCAAGGATGTTGAAATGAGCAATCGTGTGGATGAGGTATAGTTGATATGGGTGAAGGTATGGAAAAGAAGAAGTGCAGAATCGTTGACTTCAATAATGATGAGCATTTTATTTGGAGTCGGAGCGTACAGCCCGATATTTCTAACTTGCAAGAGTACATCAACGGTATCTTGAAAAAGATGGGTATTAAGCAGGTTACTGATTCTGCGGTGGATGGGCGCGCGGTGACGTTGACATTTGATTATACGCCTAACACTGAAGATAATCGGCATTCAGAATCGTTTGCTACTTTGGTGTTTATTGGCGCATTGCTCTGTAAGATTAATGAGGGAGAGGGGGACACGTTGGTATGGCGTTCCCCGCTCGAAACTACTGAGCATCACTCGCTTGATATGATGACTGTTCGGGCGCGTGTTTATATGAGGGGCGGATGATATGGGTGAGGTCGTTACTTTAGATATGGTAACTCGTTTGGATATTCCTGTTGATCGCGTGATTGACGGTCTGAAGGAGGCGCAACTCACCGACGTAACTGTTGTTGGTTATGATAAAAACGGCGAGTTCTATTTTGCGAGCAACAAGGCTAGTGGGCCAGAAGTGTTATGGGCGCTGAGGGTGGCAGAGAAGAAGTTAATTGAGGTGAGTTTTCCGAATGATTGAATGGCAGAAAGTTAAAGACGTGTTCAAGCTGATGGGGCGCATAATTGCAGACCGTAAAGACCGTGCCGTTCTTGAGCAGGAGATACTATTGGCAAGGTGGAAGCTGGATGAGCAGTCCGCCCAAACGACTACGCTTTCAAAGGGAAATGATGCCCTTATTACTTTAGCGAAGTGGCGGAAGAACAAATTACGACAGAACAATCTTCCTGTTAGCCCAGAGGATGAGCGCCATAGAGATAATGGCACTATTGGCATTGAGCGAGAAATGGCGGCTTCTATTGTGTTTAATGCCGATAAGATGCTTGAGGTGAGTGCGATGCGTAAATATTTAGGTAGGGATGGCGAATGATTGATATAACCCCCAAGGACATACGCGACGCACGTGCGTTTATTTACAAGCGCGGGCTGACCACATCGGATGTTTCGCCCAAGGATTTGGCAACGTTTGCTGAGCGTCATGGTAAGTCGCTTGCACAGGCGTTGCGCGTTGTTGCTGCGTTAAAAATGGGTGGTCAAGGTGGAAGTCAGTTTGAGCAAACCAAGGAAGCCCTGATAAGTATCGAGGAAGCAAAAATTAAGTGAACCCCATTGGAGGAGGAAACCAAAGGGAAAGGACACCAACGAGGTTCACCGCCGTTACGGTTATGAAAACACGCAACACGCTAAGTATAGCAACGTTTTTCATAACTGCAAGGATTATATTATGTACGAGTTTACCTCCTACACTCCCCCTTTTCAAGCGGGAGAACTCCAATGCCACAATCTATAAATCACAGCGTTAAGGCTGAATGTCAGAAAATGATTATTCAGCGGTCAACTGCGTTGGCTAACAACACAATACCTGATTGGGCCTCTTACAAGTTCAACACAGGTCAGATCGCCGCTTTGAAGGCGGTTATCGCATTTGTAGAAAGTAAAATTGGAGAAAATCACGATGAGTAAATTAACACAGCCCGAAATCCCTACGGTGGATAGTCTTCCATCAGTACCCGCACCTTATATGTACCGAATCGTTGTACATCCACTTGAGCCGAAAGAAACATCGGCGGGTGGTATTTATCTAGGATCAGGCGCAATGGCCGCAGAAGATGTTTTGCAGCAATTTGGCGTGGTCGTTTCTATGGGTGAGATGGCGTTTAAAGACAGCGAAACAGGTGAATCGTTATTCAAGGATGAGCCAAAAGTCGGTGATTTGGTGATGTATATGCGCCATGCCGGTTCTGGTCGTTCGTTCTTACGTGAGCATGAAGTCAACCGTGCGGGCGAGGATATTGTTGAGACGAAGAAGTTTATCTTGTTGAATGATAAAGATATTGTAATGAAAATTGATGATGCCACTGGGTATCGTTTATATTAATAGGAGGTTGTTATGACTGTTGAAAATGAAGACACTAAGTCGCCAGAAGATATAATCACCTCACAATCTAGCGAAGACGACTTGCTTGATGGCGCTTCTGATGAGGAAATGGCTGCATTGCGTGCAATGGAGGATTTGTCGGAGTTCACACCAGAAGAATTAATGAATCCCGATGAGGCCGATGTCCCTGAGTCTGATGATGACGATGATGACGATGATTCTGAATCGGACGACGACGAGGACGGTGAGGAAGATGATGAGGGCGACGACGAGGATGACGACGACGAGGATGATGATGATGATTCTGAATCGGACGAAGATTACGATGATGATTTAAAAGATTATCCCGCCGATGTCCGCAAACTCGTTATGGCTGAGCGTGAGAAAGCTACAGCCGCACCCGTGATTACGCCGCCGTCCGCCGCTCCTGCGGTTGATGTGTCGAAGTATGAAAAGGCGCTGCTTGATCGTGATGAAAAGATGATTGAGCTGTTGGATGAGAAGATCACGGCTGAGGTTAAGGAGGCCCGCAAGAATCTACGGGCGGCTAAAGAGGACGGTGATGTTGATGCTGAGATGGATACTGATCTGTTGTACCGCCAAGCCCTAGAGGACTAGCGTAACGTTCAGCTTGCTCGTGAGGAATTGGCTGAGCGTGTTGAGAAGGCCAAGACCGCACCAGCCGCGCAGGCCGCACCACCTGCGGCTAAGGCAACGGATGAGGCGAACAAGTGGCTAACAACCAACGCTGCGTCCCTCAAGGCTAATTCTGCTGCATATCAGTACGCGGTTGATCTCGATGGTAAGGGTTTAATTAAAGCTGACCCTAATTCACCTGAGTATTTTGATAAGCTAAACCAGATGATTAATATTAGTTTCCCCGATGTTGAGCTAAAGGGAACGGTTGAGAAACAGGTTCGGAAGCGAAAGGGAAAAATTTCAGGAAAAACCCTCGTTAAACCGGCCCGGAATATTCCATCTAAATCAAAGAAGAAGGTTAAGAAATTAAGCGCCTCCGACTTGAATATGATGGAAGCATTGGGTCTTGATGTGAACGATCCTGTTGCCCGCTCCCTCGCACTGAAGAACTTTAGTAAATAAAAACAATATAAGGTATTGAAAAATGTCAAATAATAAGTTATCGTTAAATACAAGTAGCAAACCGACAAAATCAGATCGCTTTGAACCAACCGATACAGAGGTGTCACTCTCAGATTCAGTGGCAACCAGCTCGGTTGAGGGGTCTGTTAATAATGATCGGCTAAAAGAATCCTCAGGATATGACTTAAACCGTCGCTACACCGAAGATGATTTCGCTGACAGCATAACATCTATTAATTCCCAGCAATTACCCTTAATTCCGGCTCCCGTAGGCTTTAGCCAGCGATGGGCCGTTAATCCTGATGGCAAGGACGTGCGAGTTTCGTCTAAGTTCCGCAAGCTGAAAAGCTTGGGCTACCAGCCGCGCCCCGTTGACTCAATCCCTAGTGAGTTTCTTACTGGCTTTGAATCTTCTGGTAAATCAACAAACATGGATATGGGTACATATTGCTACGGTGAATTGATCTTGATGATTATTCCAACCGCTAAGTTCAATATGAATCGCCGCGCTGTCGAACAAAAAACGGCAGACAGGGCGGGTAGTATCGCTAAATTCGCATCAGGTCAGGGTGTTCAAGACAAACGACTCACTCAGACCAATCTCGATATTAGCGATATTAAAGTAACAACTGGGAATGGTCGTGTGCCTCCCGTTGGTAATTAATCTAATCTAAAATCTTAAAAGGAGACGTGTTATGGCTAACACTGATAACGCAAATGGTTTCGTTCCTGTCAAGGGTGGCCTTGGTGGCGGTGCTGAACCGACAACTAACGAGTATAGTATTGCATCTGCATACGCTACTGGTATTTTTTTTGGTGATCCCGTGAAAACAACTGGCACAGGTCGTAATATTTCTGTTGCCGCCGTTACCGAAACAGTACGTGGTGTGTTCCAAGGCTGTCGTTATGTTGATTCAACTGGCAAGCAAATCTTTAGTAAATTTTGGCCTGCCTCTACTGTGGCGACAGAAGTTGTTGCTCTTGTTGTTGATGATCCGAATGTAGTCTTTTCTGTGCAAGGCGACGAAGACATCGTCCTTGCTGATATTGGCGCAACATGCGACTGGAATGTTGGTTCTGGCAATACGTCAGTTGGCACATCGGCTGCTGAGTTGGATTCGTCTAACATCGGCACAGGTGCGGGCTTCCACATCCTTCGTCTTGATCCCATTATTGGTAACGCTTACGGCACTGCTGCACGCGTTCTTGGACAATTCAAAGAACATGAACTTCGTGGCGCTCAAACAGCTACATAATTAATAAATAGGAGGTATATATCATGCCAATTACTAGAGCTAATAGTCCAAAACAGTTACAAGAGGGTCTAAATACCCTTTATGAGATGGGCGAGAAAAAACGCACACTGGAGTGTATTAAGATTTTCGGTGCGCCTCAGAAGTCTAAGAAAGCGTATGAAGAAGATGTAAGCGTTACTTACATGGGCGCTGCGTCAATTAAGGGTGAAGGTGAAGCGATTGCGTTTGACCAGATGCAAGAAGGCTACACTAGCCGCTATACTCACAAAACCTACGGCCTTGGTTTTTCCATCACTAAAGAAGCGGTTGAAGACAACCTCTATCTTAATGTGGCGAAAAAAGGTGTTATGGGTCTTGAGAACAGCATGGCTTACACCAAAGAGATTGATGCTGCTGACGTGTTAAACAACGCCTTCAGCTCAAGCTTCACTGGCGGAGATGGCGTTTCTTTGTACAACACGGCTCACCCTAAAGTGAACGGCGGAACGTGGGCTAACAAGCTTGCAATTGCTGCTGATTTGTCTGAAACCTCTTTGGAAGATGCTTTGATTCTGATTGAAAACCTCACAGATGATAATGGCATTCCTTCACAGGTTAAGGCTAAGGGCTTGATTATACCGCCTGCATTGATGTTCACTGCGGATCGTATTCTTAATTCCTCTTACCGTGTTGGTACTGGTGATAACGACATCAACTCAATCAAGAACCAAGGCCTGTTACCACAGGGCTATGATGTGAATCACTTCCTGACTGATCTTGACGCTTGGCATATCATGACTGATGTGAGTAATGGCTTCAATCACTTCCAGCGTCGTGCTGTTGAAAAGTCTATGGACGGCGATTTCACCACTGATAACATGCGTTATAAGTGTACGGCTCGTTGGTCTTTCGGTTGGTCTGATTCTCAGGCTGCTGTTGGCTCAGAAGGCGCTTAATTATCTGGGGCGGCTTAGGTCGCCCCTTTTATTACCTAAATAATTTTCAGTTTTGATTGCTCAAGGAGAGCTTATTATTATGGCAAAACATACTATTTCAAACGCGGGCACTATTCTACAGGGCGACGCTTATGACGCAAATTATGCGGCAACAAACGGTTACGAAAGCAGTCGTGGCGTTCTTGCTTCCCTCCCCGTATATATTGACCTCGGCGCTGTTGCTATTGCCGATGCTGATGGTGTTTCCGCATCACAGTCGGTTGGCGCTGGTGCAGATTTCCTAATCAATGGCGCACTTGCCTCTGCGGGCGTTGTAACGTTCGACACCCCTCGTGCGGTGACTGCCGCTTGGACTGGCACATCCGTGCTAACAATTACTGGTACTGATGTTAATGGTGCGGCTATGACAGAAGCATCCGCATCTGGCACAAGTCATACAGGTAAAAAAGCCTTCGCAACGATTACATCCGTATCCTCATCTGCATCCATTACTTCGGCGACGATTGCTAGTGCTGATGTGCTTGGTTTACCGTTTTATATCTCGGATAAGAATCAGGTAACTGTTCGTTTCGATGGTGCTGACGATGCTGCTACTATCGTTGTTGGCGTTACCACAACTGCAACTGGCACTACTGGTGATGTTCGCGGCACAATCAATATTGCTGGTACGTTAAACGGCGCGAAAACGGTTGCTGTAACTATGTTTATTACCCGCACGTCACGTGATGTGGCTCATGGTGTTGTTCAAGCGTAACTAGGAGGGGCAGCTTATGCGGTCTAAAACAATTAATATTGCTGCTGCTGATCCTGATGGGATTGCTGTTGCACAAACTCCGGGGGCTGCTGGCGATCTAGTTTTGGCCGGCGCTCTGACCTCTACCAATACGGCGACTGGTGCTAGTGAGTGGGTGGCTGATGTTCCCCGTCTTGTTCTCATCACAACCGCTGCCAATGAGTCTGGTGTGACGATTACTATCACGGGTGAAAGCTCTAATGGTTCTCGAATTACTGATGCGATCACTGGGCCTAATGCCACCACAGCGCCAAGCACTAAATTGTTTGCACGGATTATATCCATTGCAATCAGTGGTGCCGGCACTGGTGACATCTCGATTGGCACGACTAATGCGGCTCAGACTCGTTGGATTCCTATGAATCTATCTGTGTCCCCGTTTAATGTTGGTATGGTTGTTGAGGTGAGTGATACGGCGACGTATGCGGTTCAGCACACGTTGGATGATGTGCAGGATTTAACGATCACGCCCACAGCCACGGATCATGCTGATTTGACTGCGAAGACCGCAACGGATGATGGTAACTATGCCTTCCCTGTGCGTGCTATGCGGTTGAGCCTTACATCGTTTACGGCTGGTACGGTTCAGTGGAATTATGCTCAGTCGGGCATTTCCTGCTAATATATATTGAGTGGGCTGGCGTTAATTCGTTGGCTCACTCATTACAACAAGGTTTCTGTTATGGCGCTATCTGGTACATATACGTTTGATCCCACGATTGCCACGTTAATTGAGGAGGGCGTTGAGCGGATTGGTCTTGATCCTGCTGAGCTGACCGTTGACCACCTAAGAACAGCGCTACGATCCATTAATTTTATTTTCACTGAATGGTCGAATCTTAAGGATCCTCAGTGGGCTATTGAGCAGTACACGCAAACACTGACTCAGGGCGCAAACAATTACACCATGCCTACCGGTGCGCTCGCGATAACAAGTATAGTTATGAGAAGCACCACCGGCTCCAGCACTTTTGATACTGATATGCACCCGATTTCCCGCAGTGATTATCTGCGTATCGCGGACAACACGATCCAAGGCCGTCCAACACAGTATTTTATGGATCGTGAGCGCACTGTGCCAACGATTTACTTATGGAACTCACCGGAGAATAGCACGGACTCAATCGTGTATAACTATGTTCGCCGGTTACAAGATGCAATAGGTATCGCGGAAACATTGGATATTCCTTATCGCTGGTTTGAGGCGATGGCTGCGGCAGTTTCCGCACGTATGTATCCAAAGATGTATGCGCGCACAAGCGGCCTTTATAATATCGCTGAGCATCGTGAGCTGAGAAGTGAGGCAAAGAGGCTGTATAACGAGGCCACTTATGCGGACAGTGATAAGTCTCCGATCCGCATGAAGATTAGTCGCTCTCGCAATAGGAGAACGTAATGCCTGTTAATTTCGGTGAAGGCCCAAACGGTCATAATGCAGTTGGTGAGTGTATGCGCTCAGGCCGCAAGATGCGCCTTGTTGATATGGTTGAGGATGGTTACTATCCGGGCGTTCTTGTTGCCCCAGATTGGTACGAGCCACCGGAGCCGCAGGAACAATTTGTAACTGTTGCAGACGAGGCGGCGGTTGATTCTCCGGCTCCTGAGAATATTAAAATACCTGCGACGGTTAAATTCCCAACAACGGGGAGTAATTTCAGTCATAATCCGGCATTGGTGGTCACTACGTCACTGGGCGATGTGTCGATTGCTGCGCAGTACGGCTGGGATGTCGCTGGCCTGACCTACGATGGAGATAGCTTCAGTGTTAATTCTGAGGAAACTGGGCCGCTGGGCATGTTCTTCAAGTCGGATGGCACGAAGATGTATATCTCTGGTTTTTCTAATGATGCGGTGTTCCAGTATAGCCTTAGTACCGCTTGGGACGTCACGAGTGCGAGTTACGATTCTGTGACGTACAATGTTAGTTCTGAAGATAGTACGCCTATTGCGTTGTTTTTTAGCGATGACGGAACGAAGATGTATGTGCTGGGATTCAGTAACGATACGGTGTTCCAGTACACGCTCTCAAGTGCATGGGTGATTTCTAGTGCGTCATATGCGTCAAAGAGTTTGGATGTGGGTTCGCAAACAGATAGACCTCAAGGCTTGTTTTTTAAGCCAGATGGTGCTAAATTGTTTATAGTGGATGCCTCTGATGGTTTCATCTTACGTTACACGCTCTCAACACCTTGGGATGTCTCTACGGCATCGTATGACTCAATTTCGTTTGATGGAAGCGCACAAACACAATTCCCGCAAGGCTTATATTTTCACCCCGACGGCAAGTTAATGTTTACCATGACGGACGCTGAGGATATGATATTTCAATACACCTTGATTACTGCATGGGATATTACAAGCGCCACATATACCGGAGTTAGTGCCTCATTTGCGAGCCAAGACACCGCGCCTCAGCAATTATTTGTGAAGCCGGATGGAACAAAATTATACATGCTCGGATTTAGTTCTAAGACGATTTATGAATATCCAGTAAGCAACACGGTAGCAACATAATGAGCTTAACACTTACATACACTTCGCTGATAGCCATGATACAAACATGGGCTGAGGACAATGATGTTGAATTCACCACGGCTCTTGATAATATCATTGGGCTTGGTGAGACTAGATTACTGCGCGGACTGAGCCTTGAGATATTTGATAAAATTGCAACTGGCAACCTATCAAGCGGCAGTCAATCAGTAACCAAGCCATCGGATATTTTGGCGGTACGCTCATTCTATTACACTGACGCATCGGGTAATGAGGTTATGCTGACGCGTAAAACGTTTGATTTTCTCAAGATGTATTGGCCTAATGCTGCGACAACTGGAACTCCCCTTTATTACACTGAGCTAAATGAAACCACGTGGAACGTCTCGCCAACTCCTTCATTGAGTAGCGCTTACGGTGTTCGTTATAATGCTCGCCCAACAGGATTGTCCAGTAGCACAGCAACAACTTGGTTGAGTGACAATGTTGCTGACTTGCTATTCAAGGCGTGCATGATTGAGAGCGAGAAATATATCAAGGAAGATTTGGCCGAAGGCGGTCGTGTTTCGGAGTTTGAGAGCGATTATATTCGTGATCTTCCCGCAGCTAAACGAGAATTAATGCGTATGGAGCGTTCTGATTATCGCCCCGTCGCACCCGCAACCTCACCTAATGATTAGAGGATATTATGGATATTTGGACATGTGATTGCTTTCCCGTAGACTCTGGCGTTGTTGAGCGTGCGGAAAAAACTAGCAAGAAGGATGCTGCTGGAAAATCGCTATACATCATGAAGCGTGATGATGATTCCCATATGCAGGAGGATGTGTATAAACTCGCACTGTATACGGATGGGATCACGCCGCAAACTTCGGGCTACACTCCGGTTAACGAGGTCAGCAACGGAAACTATCCCACTGCTGGCGTTACGGTGAGTGTGGTTATTGAGAAGGATGATCCTAAGCGGCGTAGCGTTCTTCTCAACGCGGACGTGACGATTGATGCGCCGTGGAGTTATGGCCTGTTGTATAACGCATCAAAGGGCGGCAAACCATTGCTGGCTATGCGAGCGGTTGGCTCAGATTCATTCCAACTTGATGCGGTGAGGTTCTACACATGAGCATTACACAAACCGTTCCAAATAGTTTCAAATCCGAATTGGCTCAAGGCTTGCACGATTTTACGACTGACACGTTTAAGTTAGCGCTTTTTGAATCTGCGGCAACGCTTGATGCAGATTCAACGGCTTATAGTACGTCCGGCGAGGCGTCTGGCACTGGCTATACGGCTGGTGGGAATACGCTTGCTGGTGCGGCGGTTACGGTGTCTGGCACAGTTGCTATGATTGATTTTACAGATAGCGCATGGTCAGGTAGCTCGTTTTCTGCGCGTGGCGGCTTGATATACAATTCAAGCAAGTCTGATCGTGCTGTTGCAGTATTGGATTTTGGAACAAACATCACGACCTACTCAGGAACGTTCACAGTAGCTTTCCCCGCAGTAACACCAACGACAGCGATTATAAGGATTAACTAGAATGGCTTCAACATTTTCAACTGAACTAGCTTTTGAGCAGCAAGCAGACGGGGAAAACTCCGGAACTTGGGGGCAGAAACAGAATAATAACCACGTCTTGATTGAAGAATCAATTGCAGGTTATGATTCCTCTGTTGACCTGTCGTCCGCGTCAGCAACGCTCTCAATGAGTAACGGCGCAACCAGCGCTGTGCGTCACATGATCCTCCACATCGAAGGCACGTTGACTACAAACCGAACGGTAACAGTTCCTAGCACGTCGAAAATCTGGGTGGTTCATAATGCTACAACTGAGGCATATAGCGTCACGATCAAAACATCGGGCGGTAGCGGTTATGTGTTGCCGCAGGGAACGGTGGGTATTTTGTATTCCGACGGCACGGATGTTTATGCGGCGAATGAATTGGATTCTGCGGCTGCCCCTATGTTGTCAGCCACGTTAAACGCTCAAGATAATACCGTACAGCGTGCGCTACTGAAAGATACGTCTGAAACTCGCACGACTCCAAGCAGCTCATCTGGCACATTGGTTTTAAATATGGCGGGCGGTAATGTGTTCGCCTCCACGCTAACGGAAGATGTTACAACGGTGACGTTCAGTAATTGGCCCGCATCAGGCAGTGAGGGCTATTGCAAGCTCAAGCTGACGCAGGACGGCACTGGCGGCTGGGCAGTTACTTGGCCTGCTGCGGTGCGATGGGCAGATAACGGCACTGCGCCAACGCTTACAACGGCGGCAGGCACGATCTCCGTACTTGCGTTCACCTCCGATGATGCCGGAACTACTATCGATGGGTTCTTGGTTGGGGATGATTTAGCATGACACTATTTAGCTCTCTTATTGCTGCGGCTGGCGTTTCTCAGGAGTTTCTTAGTGAGGCGCTAGGAAGTAATTTCAGTGTGTCAGCGGGCGCTTCCGATGAGGTGGCTGCCCTCAAGGTAAGTGATACGAGTGTTGCTATTGTTTTCAATGACACGACCAGTGGCGTGATTAAGTTTGCGCTCATAACAGGTGTTAATGAGTCGTCCCCTACGGTTGGCACTGAGGTTCAGGTTGAGGCTTCGTCGGGGGGGAACTTTGGTATGGAGCTGATTGACGGCACAACGGTCGTCGTCGGGTATTATTTTGACGGCGATACAGTGATGCGTGTCATAACTGACATATCAACATCTCCATCTGTCGGCTCATCCACAACAATTGCCTCAACTACAACTGGGTTAAGCGCGCATAACGTTGTGATTCGCCAAATATCGGGTGATGATATTCTTGTGTTGTATTCTCGAACGAAAGATTTGCGGCTGAGGCGGGTTACGAGCATCAAGACATCGCCAACGGTAGAGAGTGAGAAAACTATAAACGCAGCAACAACAACGACTGGTGCGGGTATGGAAATACTTAGCTCCACCACTGCTGCGGTGTTTTATTGCACATCAAATGAGACTAACGCCTCCACGCAA